TCGTAAGCACAACCTGGATTTATCCGTGTGCATGCTGCAGCGGGATTTCCAAACCAATATCACAGTGATGGAGCACAGAGGCGCCAAGTTTTCCTATATGCAGCAATGGGCAAAATACCTACGTATCGAATCGCCTTATTTCCACCGCACCCGCATGCTCAATCAAATGGCCATCGATGCCCAGACCCCGCTGATTGTAAACTGGGATGCTGATGTATTCAACCCACCACTTGCGCTGTATCTCGCCATAAAAGCTTTGCGCAACGGCGCCGATTTTGTTTATCCTTATGATGGTCGATTTGCCAGGGTAGTACGATTACCAGGCTTTAATATACTCAGGCAGGCATTGGACGTGGGCTGTTTTGCGCACGATGTACACTACAACAAGAAAGGAAAAGCCATGGCTACTACTTCAGTAGGCGGCGCGGTGTGCATGCGGAAAACAGCATTTATTGATGCCGGCATGGAGAATGAATACATGATTAGCTACGCCCCGGAAGATGCGGAGCGGTGGGACCGGTACCATACATTGGGCTACGATGTACGCCGAATTAAGGCGGTGATCTACCATATGGATCACCACGTGGGGAAAGATAGTTGCAGCCTGAATCCTTATTTTAAAAGTAACCATGCGGAGTATGAGAAAATACACGTTATGGACCAAACAGAACTGAGAAAATATGTAGATAGTTGGCCGTGGTATCAAACTGCTGTCTTATCTTTGCAATAGCTTAGAGCTTTTACCTTCTATTCGTTGTTTTTTATTGTCGAAGAAAACCAGGTGATAAGCCTGGTTTTTTCTTTTTATCTTGCCTTTGAATTTTCAGAAATATTTGAAAGTACGCAAATATCAGTACCTTTCTATATTTTTGATTTTTCTACAACCACAGCATGCGAAGTTTTTTAGAATTTGGCAAAGCCCTTTTTAATGGCGATTTCGAAGGCGCGGTAAAAGCAGCACCCGCTACGCAAACCTTTCCTATCAACCCATCCAATTATAGCACTCCCGTTGATCCCGGTTTTGCTTTCATGACTGATGGCATTACCAATTCCTACTTTCAATACTCCAACATTTCAGACTGCAACATTGCGTATACGAAATGCCCGCCTGTCACCTCTATCATCAATAAGAAGGCGCAGGCGTTTATTAACGGCCAAACCTGGATTCTTAACACCAAAGATAAAGATGCTTCCAACACCAGTTTAGAAGCTAAGTCTTTAAGCCGCTTGTTGCGAAAACCGAACTATTTGCAATCGTGGGAGCAGTTCGAAATACAGATGTACGTGTACGTGCAACTGTATGGATACTGCCCTATTCTGGTCATGAAACCAATAGGGTATAAACGGACTATAGATGCCACGGCTATGTGGTGTATTCCACCTACTGCCCTCACGATCGAAGAAACCCGTAAGATATTCAGCGCGCAATCTATTGATGGGGCCATAAAGCAGATCACCATCCGCTTTATGGATGAAGATATTACTGTCAATGCTGCTGACTTCCTTATCATCAGGGACGTAACGCCGAATATCAGTAGCTACCTGCTTCCTGACAGTCGGCTGCGTTCCCAGGAAATGCCAGTGAACAACATTATCGGCGCCTACGAATCCCGAAACGTATTGATCAATTACCGGGGCGCGCTTGGTATTTTCAGCAAAGATGGTTCGACGGGTACTTCTCAATATCCCGCATTGCCCGCAACCAAGGAAGAAAAAGACGCACTGCAGCAGGATTTCAAAAGATATGGCTTACGTCGTAAACAGTGGCAGTTTATCATTACTTCCGCAGCGTTGAAATGGCAACAGATAAGTGTGCCTACTAAGGACCTTATGTTGTTTGAAGAGATCGAAGGCGATCAGATGTCCTTATGTGATGCCTACAATTTTCCCTACCAACTAATGGCTTCTGGTAAAGGGGTCACCTTCTCAAATCTTAATGATGCTAAGAAACTGCTTTACCAGGATGCCACTATTCCGGAATCCCGGAACATATATAGCCAGTTCGCCAATTACTTTGAACTGGCAAGTTATAACCTGAAGCTGCAGAAAGATTACAGCAAAGTACCGGCCTTGCAAGCTGATGCTAAAGAAGAAGCCGAAGCAAGGAAAACACGGGATGATGCCTACAAAATAGAATGGGACAACGATGTGTGTACGTTGGATGAATGGCGTGTAGCTAACGGGGATGATCCCATACCAGTGATCGGCGGCTTACGTCGTTCTCAGTTACTTGCAACGACTGATCAGCCGCTTATTTCTGTATTTGGGGTAGATGGTACGCAGGCGCTTATCGATGTTATTTCTGCGCCTGGTATTTCTGCAGATGCAGCCGAGGAAATTTTAATCACTGTATTCCGTATACCGCAGTCATCTGCTGCCCGCATGGTAGCCGGTAAAACTGCACAAACTCAAAACAATGAGCAAGGAAGCGGGCAACAAACCGAAACCAGCCAAGCCGCTTAGTGAAGCAGCAAAAGAGGCCGTTAAAAAGCTGGACGAAAAGAAAAGGAAACAGTTAAAGACAAACGAAATTATTAAAAAATAATGTCACTGCTAAAAGTACAAAGTTTAAGAGGCAAAGAGCGTCTTAAATTTCTGGTGGAAAATGAGAAGGATTTAAAAGCTGAAAAAAAATCGCTTATAAAAAAATGCGATCCTGTAAGCTGCGCTCCTTCTACATTTGAGTATGTAGCTGAAGGTAATGGCTTTACAAAAAAGGCTATTATCAACGGTAAAATTCCACCGGATGCCGAGGTATTTAATGCCGTGGTAGTGGCTAATACTTCTATGTGGTGTGATTCACATATGGATGTATTACTTAAAAACAGTGCCAAAAAATCAATACAGCAACGAGGCAGAGCCGGGCTTATACCCTTCATACACGATCACATCTATGAGCTTACTGCGCGTATCGCAACCGTGAACAGGATATTTTACCAGGATGTTGAGTTGCGTAAATTGGGTGTCAAGCAAGACGGTACAGCTCAATGCCTAATGTTCGATGGTGATATTCGGCGAGAATTAAACGAAGAAGTGTTTAACCTATATCGCAAAGGATACGTGAACCAGCATTCTATCGGGCTGCGCTACATTGATTTGATGCTCGCCATCAATGAGCCAGACGACGAATTTTATGAGCCGTACTACAAGGTGTGGAAAAAATACATTGACGACATTATTAACAAGGATTATGTTGTCGAACAGGGGTATTTCTGGGCAGTACCCGAATATGAACTGCTGGAAAACAGCGGTGTCCTCTTAGGATCGAATGTACTTACGCCCATCTATTCGATAGGCGATCCGGATACAGAAGACGACGAAGCTAAAGGCGAAGGCGCCACTACATCCAAATCACCAGAACAGGGTACTTTGGTTGTACCGGACACAAACACGCTTAATTATGCTGAGTTAGTAAAGGGAATGAAATTTTTTAACTAACAACTTTTTCAACATGCTAACGCCCGAACAATTAGCAACCCTGTCCCAGGAAGTCGGTAAACAAGCGGCTGACAGACTGGACGGACAGTTTAAAACGCTCGAAAAAAACCTGCAGGATAAAGCAGCCGAATTAAATAAAGGCATGATGACATCCGCAGATTTCGAAGCGTACAAAGCCGAGACTACAAAACAGGCGCAGGACTTGTTGTCTGCTATCGATGTCATCAAACAGGCCAACCAAGAACAGGCCGGATTGCTGCAAACTGTGATCGATAAAGCAAAGCCCGGACAAAAGAAAACTATAGAGGACGTGATCAGGGAGAAAGCGCCCGAGATCAAACGCATCTACAGCGAAGGCCGTGGCTTTATTGAGATCACCGGTGCGCAATTAAAAGCAGCAGGCGTGCAATCCATTGCCGGCACTGTTGATCCTGCAAGCCCATATGTGCCTGGTATTAGCGGCACCCCGCTGGAAATATTCGATGTGGCCCGCAATCCCAACTTCATGTTGAGCCGTGTGGACATGGGTACTACTGATGCTTCCCGCATGGCGTGGATCAACGAGATTGATGCTATGGAAGGGGCGGTAAATACCAACGTCGGTGAGGGAAATACAAAACCCCAGATACAGCACAAATTCAATGTGCAGTATACCGATTATAAAAAAGCCGCTGCCTGGATGGAACTTACTGAAGAGTTCGACCAGGACATCCCGGCCCTTTCTGCAGACCTTCGTCGTTTGCTGCAGGAAGACGTATACCGCGCTTTCGATGATCAGATACAAGCTGATGTATTGGCCGCTGCTGTAGCCTTCAACATTTCCGGCCTGAACAGTTCCATACAGGATGCCAACCTGTGGGATGCGCTTTTTTCCCTATACCTGCAGCCCGGTGTGTATAACTTCATTCCGAACACCGTGGCCCTTAACTGGATCACAGACGGTAAAGTGCAGATGGGTAAAAACGTAAACGGTTCTTACCTCATCCCTCCTTTCCGTGAAGAGCTGGAAAGGCTGCGTGTCCGCGCCAACAAGATCGTGACCAATACAGCAATTGCCGGTGATCTGCGGCAATACCGTGTACGTATGTACCAAGATTATGTAATGCGCATAGGCTGGATCAATAACCAATTTATTCAGAACAAATTTTCTGTTTTGGGTGAATTGAAGTATCACAGCTTCATCAGCGATAACCGCCGCCGCGCTATTGCTAAAGGTGATCTGAACAGCATTGTGTTACAAATCGACGGTACACCCGGTAGCTAACTAATTATGTTGATCAACAATACATACTTCGTAGGTGAGATATTGGTAGCCAACCGGGACCAGGCCGCTGTGCGGTCCCGTCTTGACTGGTTCATCAGCAAATACGAACCGATCTTTTTAGAGAAAGTATTGGGGTATAATCTGTACAAGGCCCTGAAAGCTGGATACGGTGCAATCCCTGCGGATCAAAAATGGATCGACTTAGTAGAAGGTTGCGAATACCAGGATAGCGCGGGTAGAACCGTAAGATGGCAGGGACTCATATACCAGGAAGGGAGCAACTTAGATGCTTTCGACGCCTTGCAGGATGACTACCTTATTGTAGGCCGAGGCGAGGCGTACGATCCTGCCAACAATGCAACGACTACCATTATCCCACCTGCGTATGTAGGTACAGCATTCCGGTTTTATCAAAGGAACTATGGTCAGTTAAGACCGCCTAAAAATCCCGCTACCATATACGATGAGTACAGCGTGTCTGGTAATGTGCTCACGCTTTTAGGCGGTCTTAAATTCAGTGCAGGTGATACCTATTTTTACAAAGCTGCTGTTTTAAATGGCAGCACATCTGTTGATCCTACTGGTAAGCGCAGCCTTATCGCTAACTATATTTATTTTTATTTTGAGCGTGACAACGCTGCGCAGAAAACCAGCTTAGGGGTAACAGTTAGTAAAACAGAAAATGCAGAAGTCGTCAGCCCGGCTACGCCTCTTATGGTGGTGTGGTTTGAAATGTACAAATGGTTGCAAGACCTCATATGTTTTCTGAACAACAAGGTAGACACATACACCGAGTGGAAAGATCAAAACGGCTACCAGGTATTATGTGATTTTGAGCCAGTGAACCCGTTTATTACAATTTAACAATGGCTGAAGAGATAATTTTAGTAGAGCATATACAGGCGGTTGCCAGCAAAGTAAATACCGCTATGCAAGCTAAAGGCTTTGGTTATACTGTTAAGTTTATGTACGGGCATCCCCGGGAAATAGATCAGCGGCTAACAGAAATTACGAATGATCCGAATACCGCAGGTGAAAAGTTTCCGATAATAATGCTGTTCACAGATATTACTATACGGAAAAGCGTAACCGGATTTTACGGATCAGCTAATTTGTTTTTTCTGATTGCCAATTTCACGCAAGCGCAGTACACCGCTATGCAGCGAACGGATATTAATTTTAAGCCGATATTACACCCCATTAAAAAGGAGCTTATATATCAGCTAAGTGTGTACCCGCTTTTCACTGTTGACGAAGAAATAACTTACGAGGAAACTGATCTATATTTCTATGGTTCAAAAGTCAATGATAAAAACCAGTTCCGGGATCGGATAGATGCTATACAGCTTAGTAATGTATCGATTAACATAACTGAACAAACAAATTGTGTAATCACTTCAAACTTATAACATGGAATTAAACACCCCGGTTTGTGCAAAACGGTATGGTAATACCGGGTACGGAGATTGCTGGTTTGATCCGAAGAAGATCAAAGGAGCAATACAAGTGCCTGCTGATTTTGTGCTTACCGCCTCCGATCTGCTGGACCTTCAAAGCTTCCTGCAGGAAAAAACCATGGCACCTATCGGTCAGCGCATCTTTATGTACCACAACTTTGTGGGCATCACCGATAATACAGAAGATGTGCAGATCGAGACTATGGATTACGGTAACAAAGAGGTTACCCGTGACGGCGACTATGATATAACTTTCCGGCGGCGCGTAGGTGGTGTAAGTCTGCACCAGGAAACACAAAAGAACGCCGGCAATGGCAAGTACTTCCTATTCTACGATGAGAACGGGGTTATCTTTGGCTATAAAACCAAAGCAGGTATTACCGGTATCCCGGATGTTCTATTTTACGTAGGGCCGTGGAGAATGGCCACAGGTTCGACATCCGCTATGTACAACCTGCGTTTCATCTTCTCGCCCATCTATATCAACAATGGAAACCTTGGCTTCGTACAAGTCGATGGCTTCAATATATTCGATATAAAGGGTCTGCAGGACGTAGATATGACATTGGTAAGTCTGGTCGGTAACGTGGCTACTGTGCTTCTTAAAACGAAGATCAGCGGTGTGAACCTGTTCACTACCTATGCTTCGAACTTGGCGCAGACCGCAGCTTATAAAATCCTGAACGAGCAAGGCGGCACAGTGCCGCTTACAGCAGTGACGCAGCATGCCAATGCACAAGGTAACGAAGGCGGATTTGATCTTACCATGGATAATGCCGCTTTCAATGCTTCGGACAAAGTATATGTTAAGCTCATTGAAGCCGATGAGCTGGCAGAAGCGCCGGTGTTGGTAGTTGGTTACGATCAGTCTGAACCGCTGGAAATCGAAGCGCCTGGCTCATAAGATGAAAGATATTGTAGTAGATGGTACCGGCTTCAATATTGAATATTGGAGCCGGTATAATTTACAGCAGTTTTTATCCGAAACTATGAAAAGCAAATTTTATAAACACCTTCCTGATGAGAAAAGAATTGAATTACTTACTATTGTATGGAAGCTGATCAATGAGTTTAACGCTACATGAATTATCCCGGCGCCTTTCAGCATTAAACGCAGGCGAAGAGGTCGTGAACGCGATTAAAAACACGTCTCACGATATCGCCGTGTTGAATAAATACCAGATGTCAATCGGGATAACGAGTAAAGGTAAACCTATTCAGAACCTTAAAACGCACAGCTATGATTATAGCGTTTGGTGGGGGTCGTACCGGGAAGCATTGGGCTTGCAGACAAAGCATTTCGATTTCAAAGTTACGGGCGAATTTTACAATAAAATAGATGTAGTGAATGTAACACTTAGCGAGTATTACATCTATGCGCCCGGCACAAGCGATAACAAAACGGAGAACTTAGAAACTTTATTCGGGGAAGATATATTTGGTTTAACAGATGATAGCCTAAACGAGTACATACCGATGTACTTTTTCCCGGAACTGAAATATAGAATTGAATCTGTATTAGGT